GACCCTCCGGCCCGTTCAAGGCCTTGTAGCGCGATTCTGAGCCCCGGCCTGGCGCCGGGGTTTTTTCGGTGCGATGGCGGCTTTCCAAAAGGCGACAGCAGCCTACACAGCGTTGTGCGTCAAAGCAGCGCTTCCTGCACCGCCGCCGGTTGGCTCTGCGGCAGCAATTGGCCCTGCGCCTGTGCGGCTGCGATCCGCTTGCACGCAATGTCAAAGTGCGTGCGGTTGATCTCAATTCCGATGAACCTCTTTCCCATGTTCGCCGCCGCTACGCCGGTCGTCCCGCTCCCCATGAACGGGTCAAGCACCACGTCGCCGCACAGAACGAGCAAGTCCTGCAGCAGCCGTTGCGGCTTGCCGGCGATGTGGTGCTTTTCCTCGCTGTTCGCGGAATACCGGAAAACCCCAGGCGCGCACGGCCCGTCTTCGCCCATCGGGCCAGCGGAGCCCCAAACGAAATACTCGGCTTGGTTGCGGTAGCGGCCTTTCTGCGGCCTAGCTGCCTCGGTCTTGTCCCAAACCCCAAGGCCGCGCCACACGTAGCCGCCGGCCTGTATCGCATCGCTCGTCGTCGGCAGTTGGCGCCAGTCGGTGAAAACCACGGCAAGCCCGCCTTGCCTCGTCATGGCGTGGCAGCGCGCAAGCCACAGCGCGCACCAGTGCTCATAGGCTCGCTGGTCTCGGTTGTCGCCGGAAAACTCGGCGTAGAGGCCCGCGTGCTCACTGCTCTGGTACTTCGAGCTTGTCGCCCCGGTGCGGTCTCCGCGAAACTGCCCGCCGCTACTGTAGGGCGGGTCCGTCACTACGGCGTCGACCGTCTCGCGTATCAAGCCCAGCACTTCGAGCGAATCGCCGTGCCACAGATCGCAATTCCCGATTGTCACTTTCTCAGCCATCATTTCTCCGTATCACCATTTGACGCACAACCCGGCAGTCCACCGGACGCGCCGCAAGCGGCGCCCCGGTGACTTGTGGCGTTAGGCCCCAATCCCATGCATGCGCTCAATGTCGCGCACGCACCGCTCGAAGGCGTCCACCTCCTCGCGCAGCAGGCTGCTCAGCGGGTAGTGCTCGGTCATCACCGCGTCGATCTGCTCGCGGGTCAGCGGTGCCAGCTTTGCCAGCCGCTCGGCGGTCAACGGGAACCACTCCTCCAGCCGGCTATCAGTGCGCCACTTCTCTCCCACCGCGGTGTCGAGCGCCGCTTCCAGGCGCTTGAGGTCGCCTTGCAGCAGGTCTATTTCTCTCGTCGCATCTAGACTGTTGGCCTTCCAGTATTCGGCCCGTCCCTGTGCGTTTTCTAGCGTATCCCTATATAGCTCTGTCATGGTTTCGGCTTGCGCAGGAATTCCGGAATCTCGTAACGCTCCGGCAGGAACGGTTCAGGTAACGGGCGCGGCTCGAACTGCAGGCCGTGGTCGCCGGGGTAGGGCTCGCGGTGGCCACGGGATGCCCACCAGAGCGCATCGGGGATGCCCTCGGGAAAAGCCGTACAGGTATGCGTTCCCCCGTTCAAGTACCGGCAGTGCCGACAGGTCGCCGAGGTATGGGCATCGCTGGGGGTACCATCGAGACGGTTCGGGATCGGGTCGGTGTTCATGGAGCATTTCTCGGGGTGCGCGCGTAGCCGATTGTAAATTGGGCCTCCACCTCGGTCCAGATCACATGCTCCAGCAGCACATCGTATTGCTCGTCATCGATCAGTCCGCGGGCCTTCGCCTCGTCGAAACGTTGCTCGACCTCGGATTTGGTCTGTTGCCATACGGGTTCGATTTGCGCCCACAGCGCCGGACCCCAGGACGCGCCAGGCGCACGCTCGATCCGGTAGCGGAAGAGCGCGTCGACGGCGTGCATCGCGGCCAGGTCGTGCCAGATCGCCAGGCGCACATCTTCCACCGAAAAGGACTGCGGCACGCCGGGGTGATTGTGCAGCAGGATCTGCCCGGGCAGTTGTTGCAGTTCGGCCGGCGAAAGCTCGACGGCGCTGGCGCCGCCGGTCTTGTGCAGGATCGGCTGGCCGGCGGCGTCGAAAACAAACAGGTGTTCAACCGGCTCGCCGGCGATGCGCTCGGCCGCCTGGGCGAGGCGGGCGGCGAGGTTGTCGGCGGGGGCGGCGGGCGGGGCGGCGGGCGGGGCGAGGATCTGCGCGGCCCGCGCCTGCTTCTCGGCCAGCGCCTTCTCGAGCGACGCCTGGCGTCCGCCGGGGGGATAGTGAAACGCCGGGTCCACGCCGGCGGGGATGCGCTGCGTTTCGCCGCTGCGGGCATTCGTGTATTCGGTCCAGGTTTCTTCTGGCGCGAGGTCGACCTGCTTGCCCAGGCGCTGGAGTTGCCGGTCGCCGAGCTGGATCACCCGGCACTTGCAGCCCCAGGCCTTGACCGGGTAGTGACGCTGCCACCAGGGATCGTCGACGGGCAGCACCAGGCCATCCCAGGCGGCGTGCTCGGGGCGCTCGTGGGGGCTCGGGGTGTGGTCGTAGAGGAGGTACGGCAGCGTCGCCTTGGCCGCCTGGATGCGCTGCCACCGCCCTTCGGCGTGGGCGGTGCGCAGGTTGGTTTCGTAGATCACTTTCAGCCGGCGCGGGCTGCCCAGCTGCGCCAGCACCTTCTCGCCGGTCTGGGGGTCGACGACCTCCTGCAGGCCCCACCAGCCGCGCTGCACCAGCCTGGGGCGCAGGGTGTCGATGAAGGTCTGCAGGGTGGTGCCCTGGGCGAGCGCGGCATCGACTTCGGCGCGGATGTCGGCCAAGAGGTCGAGTTCCAGGGCCTTGGCGACGGTGAACGCGGCCTGGTGTTCTTGTTGCCAGACATCGAGATACGAGAAGCCAATCTGGTAGCCCTTCTGGCGGAAGAATTCGAGGGCCGCCGCCGGGGGCAGGAGCTTGAGGTCGAGGTTGATCATGCGCCGGCTTGCTTCTTCGCATAGTGCTCGCAGGCGGCGGCGTAGGCGGAGCTGATGCCGCGGACGCTCGCGACGTGCGAGCCGTCGGGAGCCGTCACGCCATACCAGCACGAGGCCCCGTCCCGCTTGCGGTCGCCCAACATCGCCCCGTGGTTGGCAAATTGGTAGCCCGCTCGCTTCAACGACGAGTAGCTTGGCGGCGCGTCCATCAGACGCTCTTCCCCGGCACGGCTCGCCCGGCGACGTAAGCGCTGAACATCCCGCGCGCGAGCAGCTCGGCCACGGCCTGGGCGTCCATCTGGCCAATCACCTCGGGCAGGCGGTCGCGAAACGCCTCGAGCGTGCCGACTTCGCGGGCGAGCGCGTCGATCGGCGAGAGCAGGCCGTCCATCGTCGGCCGCCACGCGTCGCCCATTTGTTCGGCGAGATCTTCGAGCGCGTCCTGTTCGGCTTCGGCGCGCGCCTGCGCGGCCAGCGCGGCCAGCGCCGCGGGCGTCGCGCCGGGGGCGGGGGCGGAAGGGTCGGGCGGATCGTTTTCCGATGCGGCGGCGACCGGCGGCTGGCCGGGCGGGCGCGGGCCGCCGTCGCCGGCCGCCGGCGCGGCGCTGCCGAGGGTCTCTTCGCCGTCGGCGGCTTCCGGGATGCGCAGCTTCTCGTGCACCCAGCTCGTGGGGATCTTCTTCATCCCGGCCGCCACCAGCTTGGGCAGGCTCTCGGCGTAGCTGGCCAGATCCTCGGCCTCGCTGGTGTCGAAGACGATGCGCGGGCAGCGGGCGAGACGATCGATGCCGCCGCGGTTGAGCGCCAGCAGCGGATAGAGCAGGTCGCGCGTGAGGGTGCCTTCGACCTGGCGCGCGTCGGCCTTGAGGATGTCGCGCCGCACTTCGTCGTGCAACTCGGCGTTGCCGCTGCCGAGGCCGCTGGAGCGGGATTCGGCGCTCATGGTCTGGCCGAGGATGGCTTTCGACTGGCTGCGCTCGGCCCAGTCGACCATCGAGAGGTGCGGCGAGCCCTGCCCGGAGCCGGTGACGGACTGAATCTCCAGCGACATCTCGGCGGGCATGATGGCGCGCGCGTCGTGCCCCAGGGCGGTGACGGCGGCGAGCAGGCTGGCCTTTTCGTCGTCGCTGGCGCCGGCGAAGTATTTGCCGGTGATCAGCGGCAGCCCGAAGGTTTCGAGGAACTCGGCGAAGTCGCCGATGGCGAAGGCCTTGTAGAGGAACGGCCAGACCAGCACCCGGTGCAGGCCCAGGCGGCCGAGGTAGCCGGTCTTGGCCTTGCCGTAGGTGTGCAGAATCCAGCCGAAGGGCTGCAGCGGCGCGCCCTCGGCGGAGGCGTCGCGCAGGCGCAGCTCGCGGCGCGAGGGATCGAGCCGGAACCACTCCTGCGGCCGCGGGTGGAAGGCGGGCAGCAGCTCGGTGCCGTTCTTCAGCCATTCGAGCTCGACCGGGGCAAAGCCGTGGCCGACACCATCGAGCAAGGCGACCAGCAGCTCCTCGAAGGGGTCGGCGGCATCGGTGAGCACCTCGGTGAGCCACTCGGCCTGCGCCTTCTCGGCGGCGCTGGCGTGGCGCGGCGGCTCGATTGTCCAGTCGAGGCAGAGGATGGCGCGCCGGCGCTTGCCGAGTTCCGCGTAAAGGTGCGCGTCGCGCTCCTCCATATCACTCATCAGCCGATGTTGCGCCCACAGGTCGCCGTCGTCGGCACGGCGCAGGAGGCTGGCGACGCGCGCCGGGCTGAGGCCGTCGAGCTGGCCGAGAAGGTATTCATTCCGCAGGGGGGTGATGCGGGCGGTCTGCGGCTCGCGCAAGGCGCCCCGGTCGAACGGGCGGCCGTAGGGGTCGACGAGTGGGGACATCAGAACATTCTCCTGGATGGGTAGGGCGCGCCCTCCTCTTCTCCGCCCCGCCTCGGCACGGATTCAAAGCCGCAGGTGGCGCCCAGCGATTCGCTGCGACTGGCGGCATAGGCGAGCAGGTAGGCGACGCCGGCGTCGCCGTGGCGCTGGCTGCCGTCCTGGCCTTTGCTGCGGGTGTCGGGCAGCAGCGGGATGCCTTTGACCACCTGGAAGGCGCGCAAATCGTCGAGGTGGTCGGCGTCGCGCACCAGCTCGAGGGTGCCGTCTTCGAGCGCGGCCTTGAACGGCGCGCTGTGGTCGCGATACCAGGCGAGGCTGAGCATGACCGCCTCGATGCGGCTGGCGCCCCATTTCTGCACGGCTTTTTCGGCGAGGTACTGCCCGTTGCCGCGCGCGTCGAGCTTGCCGGCCGACAGCCTCGGCAGGCGATCGCCGAGGTAGTAGAGCGCTTCTCGCTGCTGATCGAATGGGCAGTCGGACAGCTCCAGGGCGAACGGGAACCGCCGCCGCAGCCCTTGCGTGATCTGGTACGGCAGCAGCACCGAGAGGTCGCCGCTGCGCCCGAAGTCCATGCCGAAACCGCTGCGCGCGGTCGGGTCGAGGGTGGCGAGGAGCGGCCGCAGGTGCGTGTCGAGCCAGTCCTTCATTTCGGCGCTGCGCAGGTGCTCCGGCCAGAGGGCAAAGTCCTTGGCCGGGGGTTTCCAGCGCAGCACCGGGGCGTCGACCATGCGCGCCTCGATCAGTGCGCGCGAGAGCCAGGCGCCGGCGCTGTGGCTCGGCACGCAGTCGAGTTCTTCCTCGGCGTCAGGGCCATACTGGGCGTAGATCCCCCGCACCCAGGCGGCCTGGCCAGCGGCGCTCGGCGGCTGGCCGGTGCGCAGGCAGACGCGCGCATACAGGCCCTCGTCAACCGCTTCCTGGAACGTGACCTTGTGCAGCGAATAAGGTTTTTTGCCGGCGCGGATGTCGAGGCACAGCGCGTTGAACGGGTTGTCGACGCCGTTGTGCGTGGAAATCACGTGCACCTGCCCGCCCCAGATGAGCAGCGCCAGCGACGCTTTCAAGAGTTCTTTCTGCTCTTTGTGAAACGCGAACTCGTCGAGAATCACCCGCCCTTGCTTGCCGCGCAGGTTGCGCGGCGCCGAGGAGAGCGCCTCGATCCGCCAGCCGGACTGAAAGCGCAGGGTATAGATGAAGATCGACTTTTTTTCTTCGCCCTCCTGCCAGACTTCCTCGGACTCGGCGATTTCCCCGGCGGCGAGCGAGTAGGCCTTGGCGAAGTCGGCGCAGTCGCGGATGAACTCCTGCGCCATCTCCTTCATGT